GATGCACCCCCTACCCCAGAAGATGCACCCCCTACCCCAGAAGATGCACCCCATGCACCCCCTACCAACGCAGAACAGGTTGCAGCAGCATTATTGGAGCTAACAAACTTGCAGCCGTGGATGGCATACCAGCTGGCTGTCGTTGTACCGGAGGAACTTATCCCTGCACATGCAGTGCGATTACACGAATCTCCGACGTGTCAATTAACGGGTGCGCCCTTCGTAGAGGATGCAGCCTCGCCGTATGCTATGGTGTATGTGCCGGAAGAGGATGTGCTGATTAGCCGTGCCGCGTTTAAAGTTAAAGGCGCTATGACGGTGAATACGCTAATTAAGTTCTGCCGCATTGTGGCTAAAGCGAACCCATTGACAACCTAAGTGTATACGCCTACACTACGCGAGGGCGCTCATCGTGCTGCGGTAACGCGGCAATTGGGGGGCGGTGAGCGTCCACTATTGGGAGGCTGTTATGCCGTTTTATGTGAAGAATACCGTCGAGACAAGTAAAAGTCAGACCTGCACTAAGCCGGATGACGAGAAGGTGCTCGTCGGCAACCCGCTGCAAGACCCGATAACGCTCAAAGAATATAAGAAAAAGTACCCCTGCGACACCAAGTGGTGGAATACATCGAACCAGTGCGAGGACTTAAAGAATGCGCAGTGATGACTTTGTCTACTTCTGGTTTCCGCACATGCGGGTGCTCATACGCACACGGGACAAAACTGTCATATACAGGAACAGAGGCTTGCGCAACTCGATAGAGATTGCCCCTACAGTAGACATGCTGCTGTGCATCTCGCAGTGGCGCTGCCCCATACACCCGGAATCTGGGTCGTATAACATTGCAGATGTTCACTCAGACCATGCTTTTCCAAAGTCTTCACCGGACACGCCCACATCAGACCCCGCTTTGCCCAGTACGTAGCGACCGGGCTTACAACGATAGGAGCACCAGTCATGCGACACTTCCCCATTAGCCACTTGCGCACCCAGCTTGCCATCTTGTCCATCGTATTTCACATCTGTTGCCTTGCCGTCTACGCGGCGTGCCGTGGTGTTTATCACGCAGTCAGGACCAAAACTTACGCTGAGGATGGTCGGGTTATAAAGCGACGCGGCGGATTCAAATTCAACCCAGTCAAGAGTGCAGCTGGTGAGCACAGCGCCGTCGCCGACGTGCGAGAAAGGCCGGTGCTTAGCCCATCGGAACGAGCAGTTGACGAAAACGCAGCCCTTGCCGAAGCTACAGTATGCTATGATAGTGCAGCCTTCAAAGATGCAGCCATCGCCGAAGGATTGGTCTTTAAAAGTACCACCGCTAAACATTTGCCCATTTGCCACTCTATACCCCTGAGAACATGAATACCAACAAACTANNTACAGACAGCATACCAGCCGACGACAAGCGTAGTCAAGTTGACTGACTTGGCGCGAGACATGGCCATATACGGAGAGGATGACTTGCACGGCGTCTTGCAGGCGCACAACGTGAGACCAGAGGAGATGCTGGCGTATATGGATTCGCCGGTGTACAAGGCTGAGTTTGACCGTGTGAAGGCGCAGATGGCCAACCCGCATGCAGCGGTTAGAATCAAGGCGCAGAATATGCTCGCATCGGGGGTGGACATTATCGGTGAGATTGCTGCTGACTTCAGACAACCTGCTGCGGCGAGGCTTAAGGCAGTGAGTATGGTGACTGAGTTGGCAGGTGTAGAGGACAAGGCGGCTTCGCAAGGGCCGAGTGTTGTGCTCCACCTAGACTTTGGTGGGCTGGTGCAGGTCCCGGCACAGGTGGCCAAGATAAACGAGATTCCGCAAGCGACACTGGCTGTTGCTACAGCGCCGCAGGACCACAGCTCGGCCACCGAGTGGACGCTGGAGGACTGACATGGCGGACATTAAGCTAGGGATTGACCTGAGTAAGTACCCGACACTGGCGCGGTTTTCCAACAGCAATGCGTATATTCGCATGCTCATCGGACCGGCGGGGTCGCTGAAGACTTCGTATTGCTTCAATGAGATACTGCGGCTGGCGTGCTTGCAGGAGCCGAACGAGCAGGGTGTGCGACCGTCACGGTGGGTAGTGATACGGAATACGTTCGAGGTGCTCAAGCGTGCTACGATGTCAACGTGCAAATTTAACATACCAGAGCCGCTGCTGCGGTACACCGAGGGCAACACGCCGATTGCGAAAGGTGCGTTCCTGCTGCCGGATGGCACGACGGTCAGCTTGCAGATTGACTTTCTCGCGGTGGACACGGTGGACGTGCTGGGCAAACTGCTGGGGTATGACTACACCGGTGCGATGTGTGACGAGCTGACTGAGTTGGACGAGGAGATTATTCTCGCCGCTGCACGACGTGCTGGGCGGTTCCCGATTAAGAAGGACGTTGCGCCGACGTGGTACGGCTTGATTGGTGCGACCAACGGACCGGTTAAATCGCACTGGCTGTATCGCTGGCACAGGGCGCAGCAGGGTGACACGAGCGACGACGTGGCTGAGTTTATTAAGATGCGCGACGAGATGGAGCAGTCCACTGGGCGTAAGTTCTTCGAGTTGTTCCAGCAGCCTCCGGGGTTGCTGCGACCGACAGAGGAGGGTGGCAGATGGCTGCCCAATCCCAAGGCGGAGAACGTACACAACCTGCCGGGTGNNTATTTCAACATGCTGATGGGCGGCGAGCAGAAGATTAAGGCTTACGTCGAGGGTGAGTTCAGTGACTTGGTGACGGGCAAACTGGTGTTCCCAGAGTTTAGCGAGCGCAATATAATCCCAGTGGGTAAGATACCTCCGCTTGGCGGACACCCGGTAGTGCTCGGCGCGGACTTTGGGCGTACTCCGGCAGTGCTGATAGGTGCTGAGACGATGGACGGTACGCTGGTGATTCTGGACGAGGTGCTCGGAGAGAACATGTCAGTGGACACGCTGTGCGATAACCTGCTGATACCGAAGCTGAGTAAGGAGTATCCCAAATCGACAGTGGCATACGCATGGGGAGACCCAGCAGGCTCTGTTGAGGGGCAGGCTACGAGCGCCAGTCCGTTCAGTGTGATGCGAGCGAAGAACATACCGATGCAGGCATCGACGAAGAACAACCAGTACACGCAGCGTATCGACGCGGTGAAGTGGTTCTTGGAGCGTAACGGTGAGAAGGGCAGACCGAAGCTGTTAGTGTCAGAGAAGTGCAAGTATTTGATTGCCGCCTTGCGACAGGACTATGTGTACGAGAAGGTAGCAGGCAGCAGCGGTGAGCTGCGTGACACGCCAACTAAGTCGCACACCAACTGGGTCAGTGATATTGCGGATGCTTTACAATATCTGTGTTTGGGTATAAGATTACGAGGCGAGCGCACAGCTCGTAAACCTTCTCGTAAACCTGCAAACAAAGGAAAAATAGTATGAGTACACTAGCATGCTGCCCACACAAGGGCTTGGCCACAGGCAAAAAGCCGATGAAGCCGATGAAGCCTACGAAAGCACCGGCTAAGAAACCTACTAAGCTCAAGTGCTTTAGTCTATGAACAAGAAGAAAACAGCCATCTCAGAAGGCTTGAGCGCCTATATCCGTCATCGCTACGAGATAGCCAAGGACTTCAAGTCTTCTGAGGGGGTCACAGCCACGTTGCACCGGTGCGTTAGACTGGTGCGTGGAGACCCCATTGTAGAACTCGATGAGGCGCTACCGAGAGGGGTAGTAGCCAATATTGCTTCGCCTATTGCACGCGGTGTAATCGGCATGCTGCGAGACATCTACGGGCAGAACACAGATTCACCGTTCGTATTACAGCCCACGCCTATTGTGGAGTTGCCACAGTCTGTCAAGATGGAGCTGGAGCAGGTGATACACAACAACAGCCAGCAGCTCTTAGAAGCTGTTGGATACGATACCAAGATGCTAGACATGAAGCTCTTGGAGTTGCGCGAGTTGACGCTAAAGATGGAGGTTGAACGTGCAGCGAAAGCAGCAGAGAAACTCTCTGTTGTAGTGGAAGACAATCTAATAGACGCAGGATGGTCGAAGGCATTTGAGCATGAGGCGCTGCAACACTTTGTAATGTTCCCAGCAGTAATCATGAAGTGTCCTGTGTACAAGTCCAAGCGTGTGAAGCGCTGGAACGGCAACAACTATGAATCAGCGGTAGAGACCGTGCTGACCGTAGAGACCATCAGCCCATTCAATTTTTATCCATCACCCAATGCAACTGACGCGCAAGATGCGGACTATGTTATCGAACGCAGACGCATGACCAACACAGAGCTGCGCCTGCTGTCAGCCAGAGATGGCTTCGATGAGGACGGCGTTGATAGAGTGCTTGAGCTGTACCCAGAGGGCAGACTTGAGCCGTATGAGAACGGTGCGGAAGTGATGCCTACGGACGAGGCGTTTACTGCTGACGTGGAGAAGAATCCGACCAGAGCGTATGACACGCTGGGGTACTTCGGTGCGATTAGCGGCGACAAACTGGAGCTGTATGGCGTGCAGGGCATAGACCCTACGCGCGTGTATGAGGCAGAAGTGTGGGTAGTTGGCGACGTTGTGATTAAGGTAGTGCTGAACCCGGATGTGATGGGTCGCAGACCGTTCTACGTAGCGTCGTTCGAGCCGGTTCCCAACTCGCTGTGGGGCGAGTGCCCTATGACCCGCGTGGCAGAGCACCAACGGGCGTGTACGTCAGCCGTTGCACATCTGTTCAGAAATATATCGTATTCGAGCGGACCGCTCGTTGAGCGTGACACGTCCAGACTGGTC